TGGTTAAATCATCCTGCAGTTCTAATGTGGGATGGCTATGTAGATGCGTTACTGCTCTACAAAAACAAGATGATAGAAGAGTGGCTTAATAGAGGATATAGGAATACTATGGAATGGGTAATACTACCTACATCTATAGAGATGCCACATTGGTTAGGTGATAATAGAATACATGCTTCTCATAGAAGTAATCTACTTAGAAAAGACATAGACTTTTATAGTAGGTATGATTGGAAAGAGCCTATAGATATGGAGTACTACTGGGCTGTAGATAATGACTAAAAGTATAACTTTAAGTCCTACAAAAAAGTTTCGTAGATATGTGCTATCTACTAAAAAAGACTTGACTCGTATTATATTTTATCAGTATAATACAGGGTTAAAATTCAGAGATATTCTTGCATCTTGTATAGATGTAAGTTAATAGATAACAATAAGATAGGAGACAGTATGCGAGAGATACTTTATCACCTCTTAGGTTTTTGTGGAGAAGGTCATATTAGTATAATGACATTGTTCTACACAGGAGTTATTGTAGTTTATAGAGATTTTCTACTAACTATATTTAGAGGAGTAAAAAATGTACTATTCAAATGAGGTGTTCTTACATAATACTTCTTATGCTAGGTACATAGATTCAGATGTAGAGTCTTTTAATGAACTAGACCTAAGAGGAGTAGCTACGGGGTATGGTATTGATGATTATCAAGATAGGTATAAGGTTAGAAGAGAAGACCTAGTCTCTGTAAATAGTAGAGTATTTAAGATAGTTAATGTATTAAAAGTAGATGAAAAATACTTAGAAAAACATCCTTACCCACTTGGAGTTATAATACAAAAAGGTTCTACTAAGATAATATGTAGAGCAGTAGATTTGCTATATAATCATCATAATTTAGTAAGTCTAGTAGGCTCTTCAATAAAGAGGAACAGTTCTAGAATATTTCTTCCTCCTACAGATACTTATACTCAGCATTTTAGAGACCTGTCTAGTCTAGGTGACTTTCTTAATGAGATAGGCAATAGAAGAAGAGCAGATACAGTAGAGATACATGCAAGGCTACAAGAAGGCACTCTATTAAATGATTCAGATTATAGAGTTCGTTCTAGAAAAGATTATAATAGAATGATTCTCAACTCTAGCTATACGCTTAGAGAAGTGATATCTCACTCTAGAAGTAGAATGGCTAGGTATAAAATATGTTCTCATTGTAATCAAGTAGATACTCAACTTGTACACATACAAGAAAATACTGAAGTATGTATCTACTGTTATAGACATGGAGAAGCTAAATGCGAGATATGCGAATGTAGTAAAAGTCTCGATACATTAAAGTATATACAATTAGATGTAAATAGTATATCAAATAATATAATAGAAGGTATGGGTGTAGAAGTATGTTGCTCTAATTGTTATTCTAGTAGTTATAATTATTGTAGTAGGTGTAAAAAAGTAGAAGTAATTAACTTAGATAAACTTAGAAGCCTTAATTCTTTAGAAGAAAAAACACAGTACTTGAGATATAATAGAACAGAATCTATTACATTCTTTGATATACGTGGAAGTAACTACTGTACTCCTTGCGGTACTCAAGTTATATCAGATGTATTAAGTAATCCAATTAGAGGTATATCATTACCTAATAGAGTATCTATAAATAGCCTATTTAATAGGTTTGTAGGTATAGAAAGTGAAGTAATGACTTATTATGATGATACAGATAGTTATATAGAAGATGGAATGATTCCTAGATATTTTGAAGCAGTACATGATGGCTCTCTAAGTGATGCAGGAGTAGAGCTTAGAACTATAAATCCAATTATAGGTAAACAAGTAGATACTGCTTTAGAGTCTCTACAACAATGTAACGATGCAGAAGATAATTTTATAGATGATAGTTGTGGTCTACATATACACTTAAACGCAGTAGATTTTGGGTTTATAGAATTAAAATCTCTACTACTTATAATGTCTAGAATACAAGATTTAATATATGATAGTATACCAAATAATAGGATAGATAGTACTTATGCAAGACCTATAAGTTTATCTACTAAGGAAATATCTAAAATAGAATCTCTACCTATGTTATTAAGTAAGTATTATAATATGGTAGGAGGTGATTTTGATGGAGAAAAATATAATGAAGGTAGATATATAGGTACTAATTTACACGCTAGATTTTACTTAGGTACTGTAGAATTTAGATACCATGAGGGTACTATAGATTCAGAGTCTATAAAAAAATGGATTATGTTTCTTAATAGTATTATGAGTTCATCTACTACATTAGTAAAGAACCCTAAATTATATAACAAGATTTTATCTAATAAGTCCTCTACTATTGATGTAGTTAGAGATGTAGTAGGACTACGTAATACGGAGTACTTAGAAAGTAAAATACAAACAAACGAATAACAAAAGGAGAATAATAGATGTGTGGTATATTTGGATTCGCTAAGAAAAGCGGACATCAAACAGATAATCAATTAGAGGTACTCAAAAGAGTATTCACAGAACTAACTGATGAATCATCTATAAGAGGTATGGATAGTACAGGATTTTCTGTTATAAATCCATACAGTAGAAAAACAATAAAGACTCTAGTAGACTCTTCTTCATTAGTAGAGAGCACAGAGTGGGATAAAGTACTAGATGAGATAGACTCAACTACTACCATTGTCATGGGACACGTTAGACTAGCTACTCACGGAGTAGTTAAGGTTACTAACGCTCACCCATTTGATATAGGTAAGGTAACTCTAGCTCATAATGGTATAATACATAACTACAATGAAGTAGCTAAATCACTAGGTAAGTCTGTTCCAGAAGTAGACTCCCAAGTTCTACTACAATGTCTTAATAAAAAAGATATGAGTAAGGCTTTCGAGGATATAGATGGGGACTTTGCTATAACGTGGGTAAAAGAAGATAATAATTCTATTCACCTTGCTAGAGAGTCTGGTCGACCTATGGTTGTAGCTTATTGGAAGAAGGCTCGTGTTCTACTATGGGCATCTACTAAGGAGATTATGCAAGATGCTATGACTAGAGCTGGTATAATATTACCTATAAAAACTGTTCCTCAAGACTTTATCTTTACATACAATACAGAGAGGTTCGACAGTAGAGATAATAAGGACAAGACTCCGTTTCATACTATGAGTCAATGGAATAAGGTTAATGATTACTACGGATATGGAGGTTCTTATGGAAACTATAGTAGAAGTTATTATGGTAAGAAGTATAATGCCTACAACCCTAGCCCCGCTAGTCAGAGCTTACTAGAAGAACCTAAGAAAGATATGTGTAATTACTGCTACGAGTATGTGCCTGTAGAAGAATTATATATAGATGCTTATAATAAAAGCCTGTGTTTAGATTGTGATTATATAGATATAAGCTTTAAAGAACAAGGAGGTAAGAATGAAAGAGAAGAAGCTCCCTTCTAAGAAGGTAATCTTAGTAGGTTTTGCTAATCCTATAAGATTAAAGTCTAAGAAATTTGTAATAGAGACTCTTTATAAAAGGGCTAAGAAAAATCCCTTCTTAAAAGATAAGTCCTATAGTGAATATGTAGATTTTTTATTAGAGCAGATTGAATCATTAGGTTCAGAATCTGTAGATAAAAATTCTGATAACTTAGAGTCGGCTATATATGATAAGTTAAAAGAGATGAATTGGCTTAGAGTTATAAATGCTTTTATAGTAGCGGTTATAACTACTGACATAGGAGTCTGATATGTATACACAAACCCAAAGTACAGCAGTAGAAGTAGAGGTAAAAAAACATAAGTGTAATCTATGTGATGAGGTTATAGTAGGTAACTTAAAAGAATATGAAGGAGATAAGTTCTGTGAAGATTGTTATATAGAGAACTTCTTTTCATGTGATGCTTGTCACAATGTAAATGATAACGACTATCTTCATTATGCAGATGATAATTCATACTGCGAGGAGTGTTTCTGCGAGCATTATAGTACTTGTAATGATTGTGGAGAAGCTGTACATAATGATTGGGTTCATTGGCAAGATGATACACCATATTGCGAGTCTTGCTTACCAGATAATGACCTAGAGGAAGAATTTAGGTGTAAGAATATACCTAGTTCATCTATGAAGTCAGAGCATTTTGATTTACTAGATGTCAGAACACTAGTAGGTATAGAGATAGAATGTATGTATGAGAGCTATAGAGATGTTTATACACCTTCTAATTGGAGTAGACAAAGTGATGGTTCTATAGATAGGGAAGATGAATATGATTCTGTAGAGCTTGTATCATATCCCGCTGATGGTAACTATTTATGGGAAACCATAAACAGTGCTATGAGATGGAGAGATAGGATGGGTGCCGTTGTTAATAGAAGTTGTGGTCTACATGTACATTTTAACTCCCTAGAGTTTAACGCTAGACAGGTAGCTATGATAGCCTTAGTATATAAAAAGTTTGAAAAGATGCTAAAGGGTATGATGCCTAAGTCTAGACAAGATTCTAATTGGTGTCGTGATATGTCTCTAGATTACAGTGAGTTATTATCAATAAGAGAAGAGCAAGACTTAATAGATAGATATTATGAAATGATGGGCTCATATCCTAATACAGATAAGTATAATGATGCTAGGTATTGCGGTATTAATATACACTCTAGATATTTTCATGGTACAATAGAGTTTAGACTACATTCTGGAACTATAAATAGAGAGAAGATAACTAATTGGATTAAGATACTAAATAAAATAGTAGTTCTTGGACTAGAGATAAACACTTGGAGTAAAGATGAGGTAAGAAAGTGGATAGATAAACCAGCAAATACCTTAATAGATTCAGTATTTGGTAGTGAATTATGTCACTACATAACCAAAAGAACAAGGAAGTTCTTTTAAAAGGAGAGAAACAATGATAGATAAGTACAAAATAATAACAGTTAAACTAGCAGTATATAACGACCAAACTAGAAAAGATTGGCTCAATAGAAAGCTAGATATAAAAGAACACGTAGAAAAAGAGATGGGATATTTAGAGGATAGTGGAATATACTTGGATGAGATAGTTAGTGTAGATAAAGAAGAGGAACTAGATTATGGGAAGAGTTAAATCATTAGTAACTGAGCTTGGCGTAGAAGGTGCGAGATTATTTTTACATAGCATGAAACATAAGTTAATTAAAAAAACCCCTTGTGCCATTAATCACAGCCTTTCTAAGTTAGAGGTACGTCAAAAGGAGAAAAACGATGCCATTAAGAGGTTTTAGGTATCAAGATAAAAGCATAGTATCTATTGAGGATATTAGTAGAGGTAAAGTAGATGTAGAAAAGATGGGTGTATCTTTACCCACTCTACTACACATGTCAAATACTAGACCTAGTGATAGGAAGCCATCTACTACTGAGTTACTAAATGGAACGTGCCAATCATATCTAGAGAGAACTGAGGACTACTACATATACCCAGAAGATAATGCTTTCGCACTAGCTGGAACTCTACATCACCTTAAATTAGAAGAATCATCTGAAGGTGTTGATAGACTAGAGTCAGAGCTAACCCTAGAGAGTTTAGGTATTACAGGGACTGTAGACTTATATGATAAAGAAGCTAAGATGCTTGTAGATTACAAGTTTTCTGGCTCCTATAAGATAGCTAAATGTTTAGGTATTAAATCTAAGTACGCTCACCATCCTACTGAAGTTTACAAGAGAAGTGGTAGGTGGGGAAAGGCGGGCACTCCAAGAAGAGTAAAAGAGTTTTACATGGATAAGGAGACAGCAGACTTAGAAGATTGGGGATGGCAGTTAAATTTCTATAGATACCTATTAGAACAAAATGGCTACCCAGTAGATAAGATGTTTATACAAGCTACAGTTAGGGATGCTGGATTGCAGATAGCTAGAGAGCGTGGTATAGAGAGGAATATATATATGGTAGAAGTACCATACATACATGATGAACATCTAGTATCTAGGTATATAAGTAAGAGAGATAAACTACTAATAGCTTTAGAAGAAAAAAAGTTACCAGAGGTATGTACTAAAGAAGAAACGTGGGGAGGTGTGAAGTGTAAATCATACTGCCCTGTAAGAGAGACATGCCCCTATAACAAAGGAGAGTAGAATGATAACCGAACAAGATATTATATTTGATGAAATAAGTAACGAAGTGTATCTATATTTAGAAGAGTTTCGTGAATATATAGAAATAAATATTGAAGATACTTTTCAAGTAAATAAAAGTTTAGCAAAGAAACTTCTAGATACTTGGATAGAAAACCATGATACACGAAATGATAAAAACGTAAAGGAGTGGAAACAAAATGATAAAAAATAGTAGATGGACAATAAGAGAGGAAAAGAATGGAGTCATGTGGTGGATGATAAGAGGTGGTGCCTTTTCCAATAAGACAAATGATAGATATCCGCATAGATTCTTTGAGACTAAAGAAGATGCAGAGATGTACTCTAATAGTATAAATAGAGTATCTGATAGAAAAAGTGAAATCATAGAGGTTATTTATAAATATGCTAAAAGCAAATAAGCCACCTAGGAGAATAGAGACATTAGAGTTTAGAGTAGAGCAAGTAGAAATGGCTTTAATGAATTTAATGATTGTTGTAGCTAACCAGAAAAAAGAGCTTCCAGATTTCAAGAAAAGTATGGATAGAGCAGAGAACATGGCTAAGGAAGATAGTAATATACTATCTATTCTTATGAATCAAGAAGGAGGTGATGCTTGAAGAAAGGAAACAATAAAGAAATAATATCCTTAATAGAAAGTAGACTAGAAAAGGGTAAGAGAGAATATAACCAAGAAGTAGATGTTCATGATGGTAGAGAGTGGATGAACGAAGCACTAGAAGAGTTACTAGATGCTTGTGTGTACCTATCAGCACAGATACTTTTATTAAAAAAGAGAGGTGTTAATGAGTGATAAAGTGTTAAAAGTAGAAGACTCTATTGTAGAGTCATCTGGTTTTGATGTAATAAGAGACCTACATATAACTGTATCTAATGAAGATACACCTAAATCCTTTGTTAAGAATAAGATGGGTACTGACTACGTAGAGTATTCTTATATGAGGAAGATAGCAGATAAACATTTTCCGGGCTGGTCTTGGACTATAATGAAAACAGAGATGCTAGGAAGTGAAGCGTTTATGGTTCATGGTAGACTAAGGTGGTTTGATGGTGGTTTGTGGAGAGAAGGAGACTCTACTGCGGCTCATAGGATAATGCAAAAGAGAGATGGAAGTGGGTTTGTAGATGTAGGTAATGACATAAAGTCAGCAAATACAGATTGCATAAAGAAAGCTTTCAATATGTATCTGAATATAGCAGATGATGTGTATAGAAATAGAGTTCCAGACACAGAACTTACCCAAGAAGATATAGATTATCTATATAAAGAAATGGAAGGGTTAGATGATGAATGGAAAGAAAAGATATCGCTCTCTATAGAAGGTGGGAGTGTTGAGAAGAGTGATATGAGTAAAGTAGTAACTAGAATAAATCAAATAAAGGAAGAAATGAATGAGTAATTCTATTGATAGTGTATTAGGTAATGTTATGGGTGGAGAGTCTTATTATGACCCATCACAAGATAAGCCTAATGTAATAGTACCAGAGGGTGAGTTCTATGCTCACGTAAAAGACTACACAGTTAAGGAAGATGTAGTTATAAGAGGTAAGTACCTAGCTGACATATATAACCTAAACTTTAAACTAGCTGAGGAAAATTCAGATAAAACGTTTGGAGATATGAGCGGTTCTGTATTTGTAGGTAAGATGGTTAGGTCTAAGGGTTTGTTTAGGTTTAAGACTCCAGATAGTAAAAACCTAGAGCCAAACTCTGGTGGAAATAGGGAGTTTAAAGAAGTCCTTGAATCTATTGGTATAAAACCAGAAGAGAAAGAAGTTGATGGAAATGTAGTCTATGCACTACCAATATTAACTCCATCTAACTGTGAAGGAGCTCCAGCTATTATACGTATCAAGCATGAGACTTGGACTAATAGAGATGGAGAAGAAGTAGTATCTCCTAAGGCTAATGGTATATTTTCTTGGAGTAATGGCAAGAAAGATGTATCGGATATGCCATTCTAGATGAAGATAACCAATAGTGAATATTGTCTTATTATAAAGTCTCTTAGGAGAGAGAAAGAAAGTAAGACAATATTTGCAGATGTATTAGAAATAAGGAACTTAATCAGTAGGTTAAAGAAGGAGTATGACGACATAGCAGAGCGTAATATATCTGAAGGTATGACGGCAGACGAAGAGGAAATTTACCCTAGTAGATTACATACTGAATACGGAGGTGAGCCTATTGGAGATAAAGAAGTGGAATGAGATAGAGCGTTCTTTTACTACAAAGTTTGGATGGTATGATGGAATAAGACACATGACAGATATTAGTAGAGATATACTAAAAGAAAAAAGCGTCTACGAACTTAATGAAAGAGAAGACTATCTAATAATAAAGCAACTAAGAACAAAATACGATAAGGAGACATCATGGCAAGAAAAAGAAAAACACAAGTAGAGAAAGTAAGGGATTTCCTATTTACAGGTAAGAAACTTACAGCTAGGACAGCGATTAATCGCTTTGGTATATATAGATTAGCGGCTGTAGTATGGACGTTACGTAATACCTTAAGTATGAAGATAAATACAGATAATAGTAAGGGATATGCTGTATACTCGTTAACTAATAGCTAATTAGCGTAGCTAAACGGTCTGGGGCGTACCGCATAACGCCCCTAAAGATTTGTTTGTTTCGTGTTATCAAAGGTTTTTGGGTGTACCTTAGGTTGTTGTTACCCTCCTTTTGTTTCAGCCTTTAAACACCCACTTAGGAGTAAATATGCCAATGTTATTTCATTGTCACGAATGTGATAAGCCAACAGGAAATAAAGATATGATATGTGATAATTGTATAGAGAAAACTAAAGTAAAGAAACATAAAGAAGACAAGGAGAAAAAATGATTATGTACTACATAATAGAAATCTTACAGACCCAAGCGTTTGATGTTATTATACAAACGTTATATGGAGTAGCTCTATGGGCTTTCATAACTGTAAGACTTAATAGAATAGAAAATAAACTTTAACAATATTAGATATACAGAGGGCAAACTAATAAACTTTTATAATAATAAAGCCTATTGGGGAATACATAAACCGATAGGATTTCTGTAGTTTGTTATACGTTATAGTAAAACGTCTAATTAGCTTTATAAAGATGAGTTTTGAAAGTTGGGTTTGGCGACTTTATGCCCTCTTATATCTATAATAATATGAAAAGAAAAAAAGAACAAGTAACAAATAGAGCTATCAAGAGCTATCTAGATGATGCAGTGAAGATAATTCTATCTAATAAATCATCAATAACCGTACTAAGTGACTTCTTATTCAACTATCTAGAAATGAAGGGAGAAACGGAAATGTACACTAAGTTTATGGAGGATAAAATCAATGGACTTATGGAACAAAGTAGCAAAAGGGATGGAGAAATTCTTGGAGAGCCCATTCAAGAAGATAAAAAAGAAGCGGAAGAGGAAGAGTAGACGTGCCATCAAAAAGTAAAGCAAAGGGCAACAGGTTTGAAGTAGAATGTGTTAAAAAAGCACAGGAGTTTGGACTTGAAGCGAAGAGAGCATGGGGTTCTGATGGTAGGTCGTTAGGGCTTCACGCTGAAGTAGATATGGTGATAGAAGATTTCACCGTTCAATGTAAAGTAAGAAAAAGGATAGCAGAATGGATAAAACCATCGGATACAGTGGGGGAATTACACCTTCAATTAGTAAAAGAGTCAAGAGGGGATATATACGCTATAATCTCGATGACTCACCTACTTCGTATGTTAAAAAAGCTGAAAGAGAGCACGGGAACTACGAAGATATAGCTAGGGCTAAACTTGCAGATATAGAACATTACTTAGGAGACGATTGGATAGATTGGGATTGTGTATATATACCAACTACATCAGTAGAGAACTATAGAAAAAATAGAATGGTAAGCACAGTTAAAGAAAGGAGCACGTCTGAGGTTCTTAGATGTAATGATTGTGGAGAGGCTTACCAAACTAAAACTATGGACTATAGTAATAGGATTACTGGTAATTCAAAACTCCCAACTAGTATATATAAAAGAATACCTCTTCATAGAGGAGAGTGCGGTCTTTGTGGCTAAGTGCCCTTTATGTAGTGGGTCTATATCTAAGAAAGATGTTTCATTAACCTTAGGGAGATTAAGATTAGCTAGGAGTCCTAGAATACTAGAGATATTAGATGCTGTAATGGTTAGCCTATCTAGACATTGGGCTATACATGACGTTGATATAGCTGGATTCCTAGCTGATATAGAGGGTATAGATGATAGTGTAATTACTGAATCTGTACATAAGTTTAAGAAAAAAGGTGGGATAGAACAAGGTTTTAATATAAGATACCTTGCCGGTATTATAAAAAACGAGAGCAAGAGAGTAAAACTTAGGCAAGAGTACGAGAAGAGAGCTTTGGATAGAATCCCACCTAAATTAGAGGACTAGATGAAAAGTGTAGAATTAGAAAAAGCCTTACTAGGTTGCTTAATACAAGACAGTAGCTATGTGGATTCAGTTAAGCAATTTATACCAAATAAAGAGTTCTTTTACTCATCTTTTAACCAAAAAGTTTGGAACGCTATAGATAAGTTATATAAAAGGCAAGGGAGTATAGAACTAAATACAGTATGTGAAGAGGTTGGGAATGACTCTGATGGCCATAGTTCAACATATGAAATTAGTGGATTCCTAGATAAAGTAGTGTCCCCATCTAGTTCTGTAGAATATGCAAAAAGGTTACATGCATATTACCTACGCAGAATTCTTAGTAATCAGATGAGTGATATATCTAAGAATATAAACGACTCATCTCTTGAGACAAATAGTTTACTTGAGGATGCCCATACCACTATAGGTAATATAATAAAACTGCAACCAAATAAAACGTTTGATATAAACTCACTATTAGAGTCTACGAAGGACTCTATATTTAACTCTACTAGTTTAATACAAACTGGAGTAGGTACGTTAGATAGAGTTATAACTGGAATGACTAGAGGTGAGATTACTATAATAGCTGGTAGACCCGGAAATGCCAAGACCACAGTAGCAGCTAACATAGCAAGAAACTTAGTACATCAAGGCATGAAGGTAGCTATGTTTAATAGAGAGATGCCTAATACCGAGATGATGAAGAAGTTCTTAGCTATGGAGTCTAAGTCTATACAATATAGAAACCTAAGAAATAGCATAGGAATAGATAGTAATGAGGTTAATGAGACAGCGGCTAAGATATCGGAGATATACAATGATAAGCTATTTATGTTTGATGATATTAGAGATATGGAAGGTACGTTTCGTGAGATAAAGGCTATTAAGCCAGATGTAGTTATTGATGACCATATAGGGTTAATAGAACACCCTGCTCATGATAGACGTGACCTTAGGCTTAAGATAGGAGATGTTAGTCGTAACTATAAATGGCTAGCTAAGTCTCAAGACATGTCTGTTATAATGGTTTCTCAGATGAATAGGAATATGGAGCATAGGAATGACAGGGTTCCTAGGTTGTCTGACCTAGCAGAGTCTGGTAATCTAGAGCAAGATGCAGAGTTAGTTGTATTCTCTCATTATCCTTGGGTATCTAGGTATGGTGATGATGGCAATAGTGATTGCTACTTAGAACTTATAGTTGCTAAGAATAGATATGGGCAAACTAATTCTTGTGAGGTTGGCTATCATGGTAATAGTTGCTTAGTAACTGATAGTGAAGCTGAAGCTGTGTCAATAGCTAATAAAAGAGGGGATGGAGTAAGAGGTAATCCTAAGCCTTTCTAAAATGTGTAATAATCAGATACCTTAAATGGTTCAGATTTATAAGTAGGTGCTTTAACCTGTATCAACTCCGATAAACCAGACTTAGGTATTTTCTCAAAGGCTCTTTCTGCTTGAGGGCTTTTTATCATTGGTATATCTGTTTTAGACAAGCCTCTTAAAAAACTCATTAATCGCTCATTGTAAATATCAGAATATTTTCCAAATAAATCTGGAGTAGGAACATTTAAGATGTCTATTAATTTAATGTTTTCAGTAGGTATATTACCTCTTATTCTTTCTTCAAATTCAAATCTAGGATTCATTTTCCCTAAATTGTCCAAAGAGTAACTATCAAGAGCGTCTAAAGTTTTTCTATACCCACCAACTTCTACATAAGGTTGCATTTTTAAACCTTTTTTAATCATGTTATCTCTGTCCATAACTAATCTAATATCAGTGCCTATATAGTCATGAGGTCTATTAGAAAACATAGGGTCTCTAGTAACTGAAACTGCTGGTGATTTTTCTGGAGGAGCGCCTTCTCCATATAATTTTCTTATTTTCTTACTACTTGCATCTTCTCTAAAAGGCTTACCCGGGAAAGCTTGCTCTTTACCCCTAATTGCACCTTGTTTTAGTATCTTACCTAACCTATCTGTAGTAGTAAAATGATATACTGGATTACGTAGACCTGTTTTCTCTAGAATTTTTTTACCTACACTGCCAAGACTCTTTAATGTAAGTAATGGCCCCATTGCTATATTCTCTACAACAGGGTCTACACCGCCTATGTACTCAGGACTAGTATCTGCACGTATACTACCAGTTTGTGCAAACTTATCTAGCTCTGTCTGAAGTATTAAATCATCTATATTATTATGCACACCTGTAGATGAAGGGCCAAAGTATTCGCTTATAGTTTTAGGAGGCATTAAACTGCTTGTCTTTTCTTAAGCTTATTTAATTTTCTCTTAATAATTGCTTTATAATTTATATCAGTTATATTAATTGGAAACATTTTATAAGCCCTATTCCAGTCTTTTATATCTTCTATAGCCTTCTGATAGTCTTCTTTTGTACTAGATTTTATTAAACTATCTACAATAGCTGACTTTCTCCTACCTCTTAAAAACTCTATTCTCTCTTTAGTTTGATTATTGGTCTCTAATCTTTTTGAAAAGTCTTTTAATAGAGGGCTACCAGTCATTTTAAAAATTCTAGATGGAACTCTCTTTATAAAATCTCCTTGGTAATTTTTATAGTCTCTTTCCATAGCTTCAATAAACCCATGAAAGTTACTTACATCAGATAGAAAAGCTGGTTGAGCCATAAACTTAAGAGCTTGGCTAAATGTTCTCCCCTCCTCTAACGCTGCAGTCATAAAGTCTCCTAAGAATCCAAAAGCACCTACAGCAGCTACGTTTTCTATTATATCCTCAACGTCTGCGTTTGTACCAAAAGTAGATGGGTCGTAAGACATTTCCCCAGAAGCTAAGTACTTCATAAGCTCTTTTGCCTTTAGGGATATTGCTCCTGTAGCAAACCCAGCACCAGCCAGTCTTAGTAATGGCATATAGTTATGGTGTATTACATCATGCTTAAGAGTGTCTTTTATAAAGTTATATTGCCTATACCCAAATGATTTAAACTGTAGGAACGGTTTTAGAATTGGTCTATTTAAAACTAAGGGGTCATTTAAAAGGTTTTTTTGAAGTTGAGAATCAATAGCAAATTTACCAATAGCATCTATCATAGATGTTTCAGATATTTTATTTCCCTTTATAGTCTTAGGGTCTATCCCCATTTTTCTAAGTGTTCCTATAGCCCATTTCTTTCTACCCGGGAATTTAGATAGTTTAGCCTTACCAGATACTATGGCTACTAGGTCATCTACTAATACTCTAGCAGATGCAGCTGCCAATACATTATTAATAGCGTTTATTCTATTGAATTGAGAAACATCAGTTATCTTAGTTACTAGTTTTCTAGATATTGAATCTTGAGGAGATAGCTCCATCAGTTCATTAACGTATTTATATAAGTTTGCAGGAGATGCATCTACCTGAGCTTTAAATTTTTTATCTGTATGGTATTTATAAGCACCTTTAGTAAACCTCCAGTATCCAGCAGCAAAAGCAGAAGAGATAGTAAACTGAGATAAGTTCATTGCTGACGCAGTACCTAGCCCAATCTTAGTAGCTGTTTCCCATTCCATAACTTTTGCCATAAAGTTTTTTACAGATGGGTTAAAATTATACGCTCTATTGTGGGATATAGTTCCAAGAACATGGCTATGTAGTTCGTTTATAATTTCAGCATCTCTTGTTTTAGCATTCCTTACTAAGGCTGTTTTTATTTCCCCTTCTCTTCCAAAGTGCTTTACTTCGGAGGCTCTTCTAGCAACATTAGATGAGTATATTCCCTGCAGTGCCCTTATGTCTCTTTCGTATAATTCTTTTGGAAGCTTAAATTCCCTTGCTTTTTCTAGGTTTCCATCAAGCCTAAACACGTCTCCATATGTCATTCTACCCATTAAAGCCATAGCTTTATAATGACTTAGTTCTCCTAACTTAGAACCAGATTCCAATATAGACTTTAAAGCCAAGTTAGTTTCCCCTTCTAATGATGGCATCATTCTCTTAACCATCTTATTTAAAAACCTAGCTTTGGCTGAGTTATCCTTTGCAAATCCTTCAGGGTTATTCATCGCTTGGATAATATCATCTATTATTTCTTGCTTTGCATTATAAACCCTATTAACCTCTATATCTCTACTTCTTTTTGAACCTTCGAATATCCTACCAGACATTTTATTAATGTCCCCAAATATTTTTTCTGCTACACCTTGTTTAAGTATTTGAGGTGCGTAGTTATCTATATATCCAGATGCGTCAACTCCAGACTCCTTACCCTTATTAAATAAATAATTCATAAATTGCTTATGAGCCATTGTTTCTGGTGTATTTATTCCATTTTCTACAGCATCGGTTAATAGCTCCCAATAATTTTTAGAGACATCTGCCTTATCTAATCCAAGAGCCTTAGATAAACTAGCTACTTGTTCTTTAGTTGGTTTTATAGCTGTAAACCCACCTCTTTGCATTATATCATGGCTTTCCGCCATAACTCTTCTATTGTCTGTTAAGAATGAATCAAATTTTCCAATATAAGCTCTTCTAATTGGGTCTACAGTACCTTGATTTTTTGCTGGTCTTAGGATGTCTAGTAATTTTGATACTCTTTCTGGTAGTATATTAGCAGTTAAAAGACTTTGCCTAGGCTTTATCATCCTTACACCAGTTCTTTCTATTTTTTCTAGTGCTTTTTTTACATCAAGTTCTAGTAGTAAATCCTCTCTTATTTTTCTAAGACCTTTATTGTCTACGTTTTTAAGCAATGGTTTTTTTGGTACTTCTGTTTTTTCTATCAACATTGCACGTCTATTTTCTTTTACTTTTTTCTCATGACCTAGTTCTTTTTCAAGCTTCCTTATCTCTTTACTCCTAGTGTCTCTAAGTTCTTTTGGAGTGAGTGCTATTTGTTGCTTTAATCTATATTCATTTGTAAAAATATCTTTTGGTATTTGAGATAATTCATTAGTATCTAAAAACCTTGCCTGTATTTCTTTATCTCCCTCTTTTTTAATTTCTATTTCCCTACCTTTTCTATCGGTATATATTTCTCCAGCTCTCCTTTTAGCCTGAGATTTTAATCCTTGTAATTCTGATTCAGTTTTATATATCTCAGCTCTACCCGGTTGGCCTTCTGGCATCTTCTCTATTGTAAACTCTGGCTTTCTAGCTTCCTTTACATAGCTCTGCAATCTCTTTATTCCTTCTCCGCCTAATTTATTAACTCCCTTTATACCGAGTATCATTCCACCAGCATGTACATAATCTTGAGGAGTCGGTATCTCTCCTTCTAATAACGGAGCTACTGTTCCAAATTCCCCAACCTCAGCGGCAACCTTAGTTAATACGTTAGCCCCTTTTTGAGTTAAAAATGCATTAGTATAACCAGTCATTCCCCCTAGCAGTACCCCTTCAGCACTTTTTCTAACTACTTTTCCCGGACTTATTGTACCATCTACAATCTTCTCATTAAGGGCTTCTCCAGCACCAGAGTATAAACCAAGAGCACCAGCTCCACTTCCAGATTTAGAGGCAAATGTAGATGCTTTTATAGCAGCCCTACCAGCAGTAGTTTTTAATGCTCCATTTCTAACTAGTTTTTTAAAAACATACTTTTTAACTAGAGACTTTGTAACTGCTCCACCAAATCCACCACCAGCTACTGTAGTTGCAAAGTCTAAGGGTGCAAAAAAAGACGCTATACCAGCCCCTAGGTCTTCTATTACTCCGGGGTCATACCCACTTAAGTCAAATCTTTTATTTCCAGTTGCTATTTCTTGAGACATTCCTTGAAGAGACCTATTGTATCCTTCTTTTAACCAGTCTGGCATAGAGTCAAATAAGTTTTTATCCTTAGGATTAGCTGGCTTATACTCCACTTCCTCTTGATTTAATTTATATTGAGGGTACTTTCTAACTATATGCCTATAAGCTTTATCGTCTGACATATTACTAAAAGCAGGAGTCGTTGACCTAAACTGATTGACTAGTTCTTCCCTAGTCATAGATGGAGAAAATTGAGCCATTATAGAGATTTAAGGAAGTTTATTTCTTCTGCGGTTAAAAACTCTCTATACTTTAATGGCTTATCATTTAAGAATGGTTTATCAATTCTTAATTTTTCAATCCTTTTGGATTCATCATCAAAAAAAGAATCACTATCAATATTATATATCATTTTAAACATAATTTTTAATTCTTTCTTTTTCGTTCCTAGTTTTTTAGAAATGTTTTTCCTAGTCTGTAGACTTGGTGCAGACTTAGATAGAACTTCGTCTTTTTTAATCTGTTTAATTTGTTTTTTTATATCTTTAGCTCCATACCTAGCTTCTTTTAACTTATTAGGTATTTTCTTTTTTTCGTCACTAGGTATATCCTCTGCAAATAACTCAGTATCATCTTCTTCTTTATTCGCTGCAGGGCTACCAGCAATTGAGGTACTTAAACCTTCAATAAGTCTATTCTTCTTTTTATCTGTAGGTTGCCCACCTTCAGTTATTGGTTCGAACATCCAATCGGGAACATCTTCAGGTGCGTCTTCTGGTCTATCTACGGAAACACTATCTACATCTGAGCCAGTAGCGTTATTCCTAGCTAAATCTAAAGCTGTTGCTAGTATTATCTCATCATCACTATCATCGCTAAATGCTAAGTCATAGTCGTTTGTTTCTCCATCAAAAGATGAAGAAAATTCTTTAGCTCCGGGAGTATCTTCAGCAAATGCGTCTTCAAATTCAACTGTTTCTTGGGGGTTAATAGACCTCTCAATAGTGTCCATTAAATCATTTTTCTTGCCTGTTAATTCTTCTAGCCCTTGAGTAGTATAACCTTCAGTCTCAAGCTTTAATGCACCTGCATAACTCTCTATCTGAACATCATACAACGAAATTAGTTTCATTTGATTATCTATCACCATACGAGTTTTCTGGTCTACTTCACCAGCGTCTTTAAATATCTCAGAAGAAATAAAGTCAGTATAGTCCGAACTCATAAATAAATCAGCATTAGTATCTGGATTTAAATTCTTTTTAAAAGCAGTATTAAAAGATTCAACCCTTTTCTTTCCTAAATCAAGCCTAGACTGAGCTTTCCTTTTAATTGTTTCTAGATACTTTTCTCCTTTGTTTAGATTAACTGGGTCTGTAAGATATGCACTTGTGGGAAATTTTAAATTCGCTATAGACGATAAAGGTAATCCTTCAATAGAGGTTCCAAGTTCTTGCTTGAATGTTAAAAAGTTATTACTTAATGTAGTTTTTCTTTCTTTTTTTACGCCTAATTCATAGCTATCTTTACGAAGTTGGTAATCCCTACGTTTAGCATTTTTTAAATCATTATACCTAGACTGTTCTTTTTCCCTATCTTGCTCTTCTAGCTCAAGCCTAGCATTATATCTAGATTGCTCTGTTTCTATTTGTTGTTTTTTTAATTGATATTCTGGACTAGCATATTTAGAGATTTCCTCAAAAAACATATCCATTCCACTCTTAGGAGTTTCTAAAACTATAGGTCTTAGTCCTCTAGTGTTTAATGATTGTCTTGCCATATTAATTCCTTTTTATGTTTGCTCTTGCCACATACCACCAACACCGGGAATATCTACAAAATTCCAAGAGACTCCATTGGTATCTGTAAAATTAGTACCAGTAGTAGGCGTACCACCAGTCCACCCTTCTGGGTTACTATCTCCCTGACCAGTTAAAAAATTTGGTGCTTCTGTAGGCTCCTCATAAACATCAGTTCCTCCAAGCCCTTCAATTCTACCTAGTTCACCCATTGCATCAGTCATCCAAGATTCTCTTTGTCCTCTTATTGACTCAAATCTATCTTGTTGAGCCTGTCCCAATCCAGAACTATATTCACTTCTAGCAGCGGAACCAGCTACGTCCTTCATTTCTTCTCTTTTACCAAACCCACCAAATCCTGCTCCTGCAGCTCTGGACTTTACTCCAGCACTTCTAAGGGTACCTTGACCGGTCTCTTGTAAGTTTTCAACTCCTCTCATATAGTCAGCTATAGTTCCCTCTTCCCTAGATGGGTCATATCTAAAGTTTCCTTCAAACTTAGCTCTTTGTTCTGGACTAGGCTCAATACCAGCATAGGAATACAGGTCTTCAAATGTAGGAGAGGTCGACACTTGACTCCCATACCCATATGTACTTCCTCCACTTTGCATACCACTAGCACCCATTCCTAAAGTTCCTTGTTGGTGTCTTTCAGCGAGGTAATTTAACGCCTTATTTATTTCTTCCTTATTCATTATAAACCCTTCGTCTTGGGCTGTTCTACCAGCCCTTCTAAACTCAGGTCTACCAAACTTTTCTAATATACCAGCTTCTTCTTCATCGTATCCCATAAAATTTCTATCTTGATTAAACTTATTCATATACATAGATAATGAATCAACCGCACCTATGCTTTCATCAGTAACTGGGAAGTCTACATCACCGCCTTCTTGGTATTCTTTTTTATATACATCTTTAGCTTCTTTAACTAATTTTTTAGCATACTTATCTGCAAGCTCTTCATTTCCTCCTCTATACCAATTTCTCATAAAATCGCTAATAGCTGGACTTTGCTTTTGTAATTGACTAAGCATACTCCCCTCTCCGCCTTGATTAAACTTACTAGACATTAATAATTTTTTTATTTTAGATAATGAAACATCCCCAGAACCAAAAATTCCAGCATAGCCCTTGTTTAATATACCAGCGGCTGGTATAAAATTGCCTTCAGATATTCCAAGAATGTCTTCTTCTGAAAGAAGACCGCCACGAGAATCAGCATCAAACATAGAATACTTAGGAGCCTCCTCAGCTATAGAACGTGATATAATTGAATCCATTGTATTAGTTCTTGTTTTATCTTGAACAGCTCCACCTTCTTGCATACCAGTTAATGTGTTTAATGCTATAGCCTCATCTATAGACGAGTGAGCCATTTCCTTATTATCATACCTAGGCTCATCTACAAAGTTTATATAATCCAATAAGTCCCTATGTTTTCTAGCAGCATTTCTATTAACAACGTATTCATCTTTTTCTACTTTTATGGGATGCTCTTGATTATCCCCCGGTCTTGGGTCATTTCCGTAAAACATTATAGTATCCTTCTTGAGTATGGCATCATTGATAATAGTCCTTTAACATTACCACCTTTATTGTAATCGTATGGGTTTTTCTTTACCTTACCACCCATATTATAGCCTCTTAATCTTTTTTGATAAGCTTGATTAAAGTCTAAGTCGCTACTATCTCCAGTTAATTCACTTCTATCTGTATAAGTTTCTAGGTATTTATCCAAAGCCATCAACGCATTTTCACTACTAGGATTAGCCATGTTTTCTAGTGATTTTAAAAATGCACCTTCTGTGTCTTGGACTCCACCAGAGTCTTGTAATGATAGTAAGCTAGACATATTGTCTGGCTTCATATCTCCCATCATTAAACTATCCCAATGCTGTTCATCTCTATCTCTATCTTCAAACATCTTATCCTGTACAGACCTTTCGTAGTCAAGTGCTCTAGTACCAAGTTGTTCATCAAATGAGCTTCTTTCCTCTGGAGTGTAGTTATAATCTCTTCTTAATTCTCCTGCAAAATCCGATAAGGCACCAGCTTGACTCATCATCATAGGGTTATTTTGGGTTGAATTATCTATATTTACTCCGCCAGATTCATACGGTATTGTTAAACCACCTTGCTGAAACCCATACTGCTCTAAGTCTGATAACTCAAAGGCATTAGCCTTGTCTAAACCAGCTTGTAACCCAATAGTCCTCGGGTCTGTTTTTGAAAAGCTTGGAGATATTGTGTCTAGGAGTGGTTGAATTTTATCCATTCCAAAAATATTACCAGCTCCTTTTATAGCTGAAGACTTTAAACTATCCATTCCTCCAGTAGCATCAAAGTAGGTTGTTGCTCCAGTCATAGCTGCTTTTTTAAAAACCGCATCTTCTTCCGCTCTAGCTCTTTTATTTAAATCTCCAAATTGGTCTCTAAGTAAACCAGTAGAAGACTTGGCTGTTCCGGCATCAAAAACCTTACCAGCACCAAAATCTCCAAGACCTTTACCTAAGCCTGCACCTATTGCTTTTCCAGCCGCTAAGGAGACTCCTCCAGTCATAGGAGCTAATGCTACTCCAGCCGCCATTCCAAGACCTTTACCAATCATACCAAGTCGACCTCTCCACTTTGATTCTTTTTCTGATGCTTTAGCAAATTTTTGCATCTCTTCCTCGGCAGTTCTTATATCTCTTCTTAATCCCAAAGATTGCTTTATGTTAGATAGTCTGGGGATATAACCACCAGACTGATAGTTTATCCTTCCGCCCTGTAAGTAATTTCTTAATGTCTTATAATTTTCCATAGATAAACCTTTATATTACTACTTTTGTTTCCCATACTGATGTTATGTAAAAATTCTTAGAACTGGTTACTATTCCCGCATCAGATGCCGTAACGCTTATCGCAACTACGTCACCAGCTTTTACAGCAGGGTCAGCACTCCAGTCTTTTCTATTAATAGTTATAGATGTATGGTCTACAAAAGTTGTTGTATATGAGTATGTGCATACTGAGTCTGTAGTATCATCTCCATCGTCTATTTTCTTTATCGCAAATGTTATATTATCTGCATTGTCGTCTAAATTTGGTGGCTTAAATATTAGCTTATGGCACGCCATATCAAAAGGAGCTAAATATCCAACATCTGGCCTAAGAGAAGTCAATTCACTTAAGCTCCCCCAAGGTAAGAAATGTTCATTTGCATCTAGGTCATCTACAAAGTTGTGAGAAAATGAACGGTAATCAGTAAAATTGCTTGTGTATTTTAACGCATGAGTAGACAATGTTTTATCAACATATTGGTTACCATCAGCTGACATATACATCTTCCACAGCTTACCATATTTTTTTCTATATAAAGCTATCTGACTATTTGATTTCTTTTCAATAGCTACCTGACCATCAACCATTCCATTTAGAGATGGCTTACCTTGAAACTCCACAGAGCTTTGCTTTGTGTTAATTAATTTTCTAATATCTCTATCTAGTAAAGCCATTAGACAGCTTCTTTATTACTTATAACTCTATACTGAATAGACATATCGTTTATTTCAAATATACCAGCACTAGGTGCATCAAATTTAATTTGCATACTTTGGCATGACACAGGAGAAGATGGAGTTAAAGTTAATACATCCCACTTATCAGATGTGTCTGCGAAGTTACCAGTAAAAGTTCCCCCACCATCTGATGAAAAACTTTGCTTACCATCTATAGCGTATTTAAATGGAGTTGTCTCAGCTCCATCTGATTTATAAGTTACCACAACCTTATATACTTTTTTAATAGATGATGGAAATCCAAAGTCTATATCCTTGGTGTAAAATTCTTGGTCTGATTGAGATAAACTAATAGGTAAAAACTTTTTAAATTCAATGGCTGTGCTTCCATCAAAAACACCTAAGCTTAAGTTATTATTAAAGTCTGTTATAAAATTAGTATAATAAGAGCTATCTGTAAATATACCAGTATTATAAGTCCATCCATTACTATCAAAATCATATACAAAAGCTTTATTTGAGTTAGTTGAAGAGTCATTTGGGCTTCTCATCATAATTAATGAGTTACTAATTGGGTCGTATCCAAGCATTATATCTTTCTTTAACGCAGAGCCACGATACCAACTATTCCAATTTATATCGCTATCAGTAAACGATGCTTTACTTACTGCAATTTTTCTATCTATTAAATTCCTTACTGAACTTCCGTCATATAAATAACACCCATCATCAGATACCCACGCTATTCCATTTTTAGTTTTAGTTACGCTGAATTGGTGGTTGACACCAAGGTGCCTTGTGGTTTCTTCTAAGTACCAATTTGAAACACTAGGACTAGATATATTTATAATATGTAATAAGTTATGTTTAAAGGCTAGTATTCTGTCTGCATAAGATTCTAGGGCAATGTACTCTCCAAAGTCACCCTTAGATACATCTATAAAATTATGCTCTAAGAACGTATCAAATTTACCTATCTCACTAAACATTATTCTATCACCAAACTTTTCTAATTCTCCAGAGCTTGCTTTCAATTTAACATTAGCAACAAACGTTCTCCTGTTAGAAACTACAGATGCTTTATATATTTCATTAGCTCCACCAATTCCTAAAAACTTTAAATCTGGACTAAAGCCATTTATAGTTGTATACGTATCTAAGTTAGGTTCAATTGAATTTCCATAAGCTCCACTAACTACATGATATCCTTTTCCGTCTTGATAGCTCCATGCTTTATGGTCTCCATCTAAGTTAGTTCTAACTCCTTTTACTATATCTATATCAGATAACAATATTAAATCATCATCGCTATTTTCTAACCTAGTATAAATTCTTCCACCGCTTATTCTACCATTATAAGCTAAGTCTGCGTAGATAGAAACTTTTAATGTTTCTCCACTAGATACTGCATGTGTAAAGGTTGCAATATCACTAGCTCCATTCCCTATTCTTACTGGAAGAGATTCTTGACTTCCATCATAAATAAAAGTCTCATAAAATTCATAAGTCCCCTCATCCCATTTTCCTTTTCCAGAACCGGCAGATATTGCTACGTTCCAACCAGCTCCTCTTTCAATAATAGGTGTTTCATTATCAGCAAAGTTAAAGGGTGCAGTACCAGTTAAAACACCGCCATAAGCTCTTGAATATGTTGAATTTCCAGTGGCTGAACTATATCCCTGCTTACAAAATAAAAACTCATTAGGGTATTCACCAAGGTCTCCATTATCAGTTCCATTTTTAATAGATATAACTTCTCCAACAATAGCCCTACCGCTTTTATCTGCAGATGATTGATTTTCAAATTTTAACCCAGTTGAAGCAGTGGTGATATTTAATCCCATTTGCAGTTGGTCTAAGCCTGCTTTTTTTATAACGGCTACTCCCCTATTGGCAAAGAAAGTTAACGTAACGTTAGTCCCATCTGCTGTTGCATTTGCAGATAATTCAAAAGTGTCACTGTCTGTTACTGAAGCTACTGTAGTTCCAGCTGGGATACCAGTTCCCGTAACTGACATTCCAGCCACAATAGTAGATGTCCCATCATGTTCTACAGTTGCATCCGCATTTGAGGTGTCCATAGTTGCATCAGTAAAGCTTTTATAATAATTTCCAGCGTCAGTTCCATCATGACTAGTTGTGCCAAAGGCATATGAATAAGATGTTGCTATTTTAGGAGGGCTTAAAGAATTTGGATGCTCTTGCCACTCTGCAAATACTAAACCAGCCCCTTTATTAAATTGATTTTTTTGTATGTAGCCATACCACTTTATAACTGTTGAGTTATCTTCATTTATATCACATACCCTAACTGCTCCATCTGCTATATGGTATATATATTTAGCATCGTCACCAGATATAGTTGGAGTTATTTCTGAAGCTGACCATCCATTATTTGCAGAATCATACGTAGACGTAGCCGCATTAGACCATATATCTACTCCGCCTTGGCTATCAACATCTCCTAAGGCAAGCATTTTATCACCAGTTACGACTACCGATTTTACTTGTAACTCGGGGTCTGTTGAGCCCGTACTTGACTCATCTGCTATAGTCCTTCCCTTTAAGGCGTAATATATATCCATGTCTCCAAAGGTTAAGGTTACATTAGTTCCATTTGCGGTAGCTGTCTTACTTAATTCAAAATGTGTTGAATCTGTTATAGAGGCAATATGACTTCCATCTCGAACACCAGTTCCAGAAACAGATAACCCAGCTATTATTTGTGCATTAGCATCGTGAGTTACAGTAGCGTCACCACTTGCAGTATCGCAGGTAGCGTCAGTAAATGTTGTACCAGCAGCATCCGCTGTATTTAAAGTAGTTATAACATCAATTACTGTAAACACTCCATTAGTAGTTGCAGAACCAGTTATTTTTACTATATCCCCACGCTTAAGAAGACTAGATGTATATATAGTACTATTTGCTGAGTTAGCTCCACCCACTAATTGTAAATGCTGTGTTGTTGGTTGAGGCATTAATTATTCACCACTTAATTCTGGTGGTGTTGTTTGGGTATCTCCACCAACCTGTTTAGCTACAAATTTTATATTACCAACAGCACTACCAATAACTAAGTCATTACTCGTTCCGGGATGCTTAGTGTCTGTTATTACGTAATCACTATCTCTACTTTGGTCAGACTCAAAGTAAAACAATCCGTAACCACCTGAGCCCGTTATATTTGCAGTTCTATTTACTAAGTACTCAGCTAAATCAGTTGAACCATCAGAGCCCTCAACGTGATTATATAACCCACCGGCAGTCTTAATTTTACCAAGAGAATCTATTGACATGTTTTGGATAAGAGAAAACTCATTATCATTTATATCCCGTGGGTCTTTTCTATTATTAGAACCACCAGACCAATCCCTAATTATATAAAAACGTTTTGGCATTAGTCACGTATCTCTATATGAACTAGGTCATCAAACCCATTATCTTTTACATCGCCATCTGAGTCCCAGTCTCCACCCCATCTTACTTTAACTCCAAGCTGTTTAGCGATACCACGAATCATTCCACCCATATAGTGAAATCCATCTCTGTTTTCCCAATCTATTGGGTAGGGAGCTAGGTCTACAGCCTTTCCTTCCATATGCTTAGAGTACTTAACCTTTGTAGCCCCCTTAGCCAACAGCGACTTCTGTCTTTCTTCACTACGCAATCCTTCGATTATAGTAACATCCATAATCTTGATAAGTTCATTTAAGACATTAACTAGTTTAGTGTCAACACCCTTTAATCTTTCTTTACTTTTTCTGCCGAATCTGGGCATATTATTTCCTTTTCTTTTTACGCTTTGATTTAGGAAACCCCTTCTTCATTTCACCATAAGACTTCTTACTTATCGTTGATTTCTTTTTAGTGCGACTAGTACCAGCTTTTTTACGCTTATTTATATTATGATACAATCCCTTCTTGGTCATTATTTACCTACCTTTTTCATTGCTATTTTATGAGACTGAGTAAATGTTTTACCATTCTTTATAGCAGTAACCATAGACCTTAAATGTTTTGCAGTATGATGTTTCGAGTGTCTCTTCATAGAGGTTGCTTGCCTAGCAGTTATACCAGCCATAGAAACGCCTTTTATCTTTTTAATAGCCATGACTACCACTTCACCTTATCAGCCCAATAAGCCGCAGACATTGGCCCCCTAGCTATGTTTTTACCATGCCTTGCCTTAAAGGATTTACGCCTATTCTTTTGCTTTTGAGACTCACCAGCTTTAGGTTTACCAGCGGTCTTAACTCCTTGTTGACCAAAACGTATAGTCTTTACTTTTGCTCCAACCTTAGCCACAACAACGTGTGACTTCTTTGGATGACTAGGAGTTCTTTTAGGCTTGTTGAATCCAGAAACACCAGCTCGTGCAAGCCTTGAGTCTTTTTTCTTAGACATATTATTTACCTTTAAATACGCCTGCTAATAAATCAGTAACTATGTCCATCATTTCTTCAAAAAAGACCTGTTCTTTTTCTTCCTTAACAAATGGAATGTTGATTTTATTATTCATTTTTGTAGCTAACATATCAGAAAACTCATCAGATTCAATATGACCCATTGCCTCTGCTTTCATTTTATCTGCTTGCTCTTCAGCTAGTTTAACTAGCATACCTTTTATATCCATTATGATTCCTTTTTTATTTTTATTATTTTATAACTAAGATATACAATACTCATTGTAGCTACAACGCATTGTAAGAATAAATTTACCTCTGCTAAGTATATACCATAGTTAGTAAAAGATATTCCAGCTACTCTTATACTATCCATTATTTACCATTCCCATTCATTCGGCTCATGATACCATCCATCCTTGATAATTGTTTTTCTAAATCTGACATAGCTTCTATTTGAGCTTCATATCTTCTATCTCTTACAGAGTCTGAATCATTCCATCTTGCAATAAGTTTAATAATCATACCTTCCATATTTTCAATTGTTTCACTCTGTCCTCTATTCTCTATTTCAAGATTCCTTAATGACTCTTGTTGTGATTCAGATTTCTTAGATAAGGAAACTACTAGGTAAACAAACATAACACCCACTACCCCTATCATTCCAGCTTCCCCGTATACTGCCATAAAATCCATTATTTACCCCCAAATGTAGTATATTTCGCACATTTTACTTCTTTTTCCTTTTACCCCAACTCAATGGATTTAAATTTAATTCTTTTTCGTAAAACTTTACTTTCTCTGCCAGCTCTTCTCGTTCAACCCTTTCTTCCACGATATGTTTACCAAGTAAATCCCCAATGTTCTCATCTGCAATAACAATTTGGTTTTCAAGGTCTCGTATCCTTGTTTCAATTTGCCAGTAACCATATACCAACGCTCCAACCAATGCACAGATTTGTAATGCCCATTTAAAGTTAATAGTGATAGCCATGGAATCTCCAATGACTTCTCCTTTGTAACTTCTTGCTCCTTGATTTTCACTCATTTCCTCGAAACTTCTTCCCAATCATCATGTCTATAGCACCAATTTGAGCCATCATATACTCTTCCAGAGTACCAATGAACAACAGAATCACTACTAGTTATCTCCATAAACACTGTATTTACAGTAGTGTCTTGAGGAGTAAGCTCATAATTGGCAACGCTCCATCCTGAGGAGCAACTAGTCATGGTAAGTGTAAACAATAGGAATATTATAGCTCGTACTAACAACTTCAAAGTCTCCATTTTTTAATTTTTTAATTGTAAAATCCATTTTAACACTTTTGTTTTTATAAGGTTTAATGTTCTTTTAAAAAGACCTACCTCTACTTTGCTAATTTTTCTTCTAAGCCTAGTGGTTCTCCTTACCCTCTGTAAGCTATGCATACCGCTGTTGAGTCTGTGTGGTTTATTATTCCGTTAAAATTGCCATATATTATTTCTCCGGGAATCAAACTAAAAAACGAACCTATATCATCCCCTATGTTTGAAGTGACTTTTAATTTTAAAAATTCAGTAGTCCCCTCAGTGTCTTTGCCTAGTGCTTGTATAGCAATCCAAGAACCTGTATCTGGAGTAACTGTATTTGTATTATGTTCAGCTATTAAGTCAAACCCATTTTGACCAATTAAAAGATTGGCAGCTTCCTTTTCGGAATACTTATATAAACCAGTACTCATTACTTAGAACCAAATACCTTTGAGAAGAAACCTTTCTTCTTTTTGCTTCCTTTCTTAACAATCTTTTTACCTTTCTTTTTCTTCTTCTTAACTTCTTCACTACAAGCTAATTGTTCAAAATCCTTTGGATAATCTGGAGTTGCACTAGCAAATGAAAAAGCCATTATTACTGCCATTAGTTTTTTAATCATGTTTATACCTTTAAGTGTTTAGATACTTCTGTATCGCCACTCATTTGTGGAACTATCCTTGATAATAATTCCGATTTAGTTTCATCATTACCATAAACAATTCCTCGTTTATCATAGAAATCTTTTATTTCTGCTTTAGTATTTGCATCAGTAGGGTAATCTGCTTGTGTAGTAGCGACACCATTTATTATATGATGTTTACCTATTAACATTCTACCATGCCCATCACCATGTTTTTTTGCACACTCATCAACATAGTATTCTTCAGCAACTTTAAAGCTATTTGTTTTCTTTACTACTTTACCATCTACGTCTACAAAGTATGTATATGCAGAAGGATAAGCCAAGGTTTCCGTTGTACCATCAGCATATGTCTTTACACGGGTTACACCCGGTGTTGTATTTCTATGGACTCTTACTCGATGACCCTGACTACACCTTCTTACAATCATTCTACTATTTCACCCTCTAATGTTTCTACTTCAGGCTCTAAAGCCTTCTTGAGTTCCATTACTCCTTTCTGATGTTTTTCTACAAACACCTTTTCGCACTCTACTAATTGCTGTCTCATAAAAGCATTTGTAGCCAGTTTGTTTTGTACGTCATTAACGTGATTTTGGTACATAGCGACTTCTCCTGCTAGTTCCCTTTGTGCATCAGTCATATCTTCGATTACATATTCTTTATTATCGAGATTCAAGACTGGCTTTTCTTTTTTGTTTTTAGCCATTATTGACTCCTTGTTTGTTAGTTAATTAAGCATCTTCTAATGCTTTCACTTTTTTCATCAAATCTGCTATTAATGCGGTTTGGTCAACTGGTGGTTCAATATCCACCCATGCTTTCTTAGCAATAGTCTCTTCAGCCTTGATAGTGATTTCTACACCATCTGCATCTGTACCTTTGACTTCAGCGTTCTTTGCTCCAGCAGATACCCATGCTTCAAATGATTCTAAAGCAGACTTACCATCAAGTTGCGGTACTACTGCCTCGCTGTATTGTTTACGGAGTATCTCCGCTTTTAATGTATCAG